AGTAAATACAGCAACACTATATGCAACAACTTCTGCAAACATTGCGTCTGCTGTTCAGGCAAACTCAACAGGTGTTCATACAACAGGTGTTGTTAATGGGGCAACAATATCTGCAACAGCGACTTTTACTGCCAATTCATCATTGGTTAATGCTGCTGCAATCAATATTACAGGTCAAGTAAATACTGCAACATTGTTTGCTGCAACTTCTGCTAATGTTGGCGCTAATGTTCAAGCAAATACTTCTACATTTTTCGTCGGCAATTCAACAATTAATGCTTATACAACAGCAACAGGATTAATTGTTGCTAATGGTACTGTCACGACTAATGTTGGTTCTCTAGGTGTCTATGTTGGTTCTAATGCATACATTTCAACAACAACACTTGGTATTGGGAATAACACTATCAATGCTAGTTTTACAACTGCAGGTTTTGTAGTTTCTAATAGCACTGTTACATCTAACATAGGACTTTTAGGTGTCTATGTTGGAGCCAATACTTATATGAATACGACTGCAGTGGGTCTCGGAGGTACGAGTGCTACAAACGCAGCAGTTACTTATGCAGGTTTAGTTGTTGCTAATAGCACTGTTACAACAAACGTTGGAACACTAGGTGTCTATGTTGGAGCAAATGTTTTTGTAAATACAACTGCATTTTCTGTAGGAAATACCACTGTAAACGCTGCTACTACGCAAACAGGTTTAGTAGTTGCTAACGGAACAGTTACTACAAATGTTGGTTCATTGGGTGTCTATGTTGGTTCCAATGTCTTTGTGAATACAACAAGTTTTGTTGCTGGCAATTCAACAATTAATGCAACACACACTTCAACGGGAATAGTAGTTGCTAACGGAACAGTTACTACAAACGTTGGTTCATTAGGTGTCTATGTTGGTTCCAATGCGTATATTTTAACAACAGAACATGGTGTTGGAAATAGCACTATCAATGCAACTATGATTGCTACGGGACTAACAGTTTCTAACGGAACACCCGCAATTGTTAATACTACACAGATTTCTATCGGAACTGTCAATTCACTTGCAACTGGTGTAGTTGCAAATACTACAACAATATTAATTGGTAACAGTTCTGTTAATGCAACAATAAATGCAACAACATTCTCTGGTACAGCCAATAATGCTACTAATGCAAACAATGCATCATATCTTGGTGGGGTTGCTGCTGCAAACTATGTTGCAAATTCTGGTGACTATACAATTTCTGGTGTCCATACTCATACAGCAAATATTGTGATGAGCGGCGCCGGTGCAAAGATTGTTGCTAATGGCGGGTTTGGTGCGGTTAACTTTGTTCTTTCGTCAGACGGAACAGGAATGTATTGGGCAGATTTAACAGTGTCTGCTGTTAATACACTTGCAGCATTTACCTTTACAAACAATCATACTTTTGGCAATACAACACAGCAAGCAAATGTGATTATGGCCAATGGTTTTATTCTTGCAACCACAGTTAATGCTGCATCAATAACAACAACTAGTGTGACTATCAATACAATAGCAGTTGCAGTTGGTGCAAACGTCACAGCAAACGCTACAACATTGTTTGTATCATCCAACTCAACAATGAATACAGTCATCTCTGCTAACCAGATAACGCTTAATGGCGCAAATGTTATGACCACAACATCTACTCTTCAAGTATATTACGCCAACAACCTTCAAGCGTTCCCATAATAGGTTAATTAATAATGTCTAAAATTGTTACAAGAAATTTTTCTAGAAAAATTGCTAGTGCCGTTCAAGCAGAATTGAGCAGCAATATTTATTATTTTGCAGTTTCAAAACATACTGAATGGGCAGACGAAAACAATCCAGACACACCAGAAGATTCAACTGAATACATTAACAATTTTCAGCGTGAGATGATTCTTGGTAAAAGAATCAAATCAATAGATGTGTCAAATCTTATTGACAGACATTTTTGGACATCTGGCACTGTCTATGCTCAGTATGATGACACAGATTCAGATCTTTTTTCTAAAGAATTTTATGTAGTTAATGGTTCAGAAAACATATATAAATGTCTTTTTAATAATGACAGTGCAGAATCTACTGTAGAACCAACAACAATTTCTACGAGCAAATTTCAAACAGCAGACGGATATATATGGAAATACATGTATTCTATCGGCAATGCAAACAACACAAAGTTTTCAACAGCTACATTTATACCAGTAGATGCAAATTCTACTGTAGTTTCTGCTGCATCTAATGGCTCAATTGATATTCTTCTTATTGAAACAACAGGATCTGGCTATCGTGGATATATAACAGGTTCTATTGCAGAAGTAGTTAGTAATTCAATTTTTAGAATAGAGTCTACTAGTTCTCTTTCTACAGACAATTTCTTTTATAATGATTCAGGATTTTATATTTCAACAGGAACAGGATCGGGACAATTAACAACAGTTTCAAACTATCTTGTAAATAGTTCTGGATACTTTGTGTATACAGCTAATCTTTTAAATTCACCTGCACTTGATTTAACTTCTGAATTTAGGATTGCTCCTCAAATTAAAGTATCAGGTGATGGTTCTGGCGCAAAGGCGGTTTGCACAGTCAATACATCTTCAGGATCTTATTTTATTGAAACAGTAGATGTTCTCAATTCAGGTTCAAATTATTCTTATGCTAACGTTTCAGTTATTGCTAATCCTTCATACGGATCTAATGCAACAATTCGTGCAATAATTCCCCCTCTTGGCGGACACGGATATGATGCTGCAACAGAATTAGGTTGTTTTCATATTGGGGTTTCTACATTCTTCAATAACAATGAATCTTCATCTATCTCAACAGATGTTCCTTTCAGGCAAGCAGGTATTATTTTTTATCCGTATAAGTTTACAGCGCCAAATACTTTTGCAACATTTTCAGTGACTGGCGGAGTTTCTAATACAAACGACACAATTGCTATTGCAAATGCAAGTTCTCATTTCTTGCCTGGTGATTTAGTTACGTATGTTACTCATGCAACAGGTGCAGCATTGACAGGATTTGTTAATAATGATGTATATTATATCAAGACATCAAACACAACTACTGTAACATTAGCTGATACATATGAAGGTGCAACTAAAAACTTAACATCTTCTGCTACTACAAACACACATTCTCTTTTTACAACTCGAGCATACGGTGCAAACACATTTGATGCTTTGACCCGATTAAATATTTCAGGTGTTGGCGGAACATTTGTAAGAAATGAAAAAATTACAGGTGGAGTTTCTGGTGCAACAGCAACAATTGCTTTTGCTAATGCTACAGTCATTGATATTAGCGCAATTACAGGAACCTTTACATATTCATCTAATGGATATACATCTGAAACAATTTTAGGTACTACTTCTTCAGCAACTGCTACTATTACAAGTATAAATAATCCTGATATACAACCTTTCACAAGTTCAGTTTTGTATATAGATAATGTTGAACCAATAACAAGATCTACAGTTGACTTTGAACAAGCATATTTGATCCTAACTCTCTAAGGAATAGCAATGGTTAACGTCCCACTAAGTAATGCCACTCTTAACACTCTTCAAGGAACATACTTTGATGACTATGATGAGGATAAGAAATTTTATCGCATTCTTTTTAGACCTGCAACTGCAGTTCAGGCAAGAGAACTAACACAACTTCAAACAATACTTCAGAAACAAGTATCACGTTTCGGAGATCATGTTTTCAAAGAAGGTTCTGTTGTTGATGGTTGTGCTCCTGTTCAGTTTTCTCAAACACCGTTTATTCGTGTAGTTGATGCATTTCTTTCAAATACTATTGCTATTGCAACTGTTGAAGATCTTGATGATACTTATATGATCACTAATGGTCTTAATTCTAATACTGCTGTTCGTGCTGCAATTATGTTAGCAAAAAAAGGATTCCAATCAAACTATCCAGATACAAATAGATTTTACATAAATTATATCTATACAGGTAAAGATGGATCTAATAATGATGTTGGAGAATTTTCTAACGGTGAAACGCTATATATCTACAGCTCCAATCAAACACCCTTAGCAACACTTTCTAATACAAATGTTATTGCAACCATTAATACATTTACAACAAACACAACAGCAAATGCTGCATCTGGAAATGGATTTGTGGTTTCTGTTGGAGATGGTATTATCTTTCAAAAAGGTTTCTTTCAAAAAGCAGATAAGCAATATGTTATTGTTAATAATTTTTCTTCTGATGCAGCATCTAAACTTGTTGGATATGAAACTGTAGAATCAATTGTTACAGAATATCAAGATACATCATTAAATGATAATGCTAACGGATCATCAAACTACAATGCTCCTGGTGCACATCGTCTTAAATTGACTCCTACTCTTGTTGTAAAAACAAAAACAGAAGCTTCAAACAATTTCTTTTCAGTCATTGAATTTGATGGTAATACAGCAGTTCAATTATCTTCAAGGCCTATGTATGCAGCGCTCGGCGAAGTTATGGCAAAGCGCACTCTTGAAGAATCAGGTGACTATACTATTGCACCATTCGCTGTTGAAACAACCGCTAATACTTCAGATGCAAATTCTTATAACTATGAAATTTCACCAGGACTTGCATATATACGAGGTTCTCGTGTTGAGATTATAGGAACAAGACGTATAACTAGTTATCGTGCAAATACAACACAGATTGCACAGAATAAGGTAATTACTGCAAACTATGGTAACTATGTTTATTGCAAAGAAGTATTAGGTGCTGCAAACTTTGATACACTCGGTGAAGTTGAACTATACGATACAGCATTTACAGCAATCTCTGACCGTGAAGGTTTGACAGGCGGAACTTCAGGTAGTGTTGTTGGATTTGCAAACATCAAGACAGTAGTATATTATTCAGGCACTCGTGGAACATCTGAAGCTCAGTATTATGTTTACTTGTTCAATATTCGTATGAATACTGGTAAATCATTCTCATCCGATGTAAAAAGCATTTATTTAGCATCTGGCGCATATGGCAAATTCAAAGCAGATCTTATTCTTGAATCTAGCGCTGCTGTTCTTTATGATGCAACATTTACACCAATGGTATTTAACACAGGATATTCTGCTGTTAAATCATTAAGTGCGCCAACTCGTGATACTTCTTTCTATTATAGAAAAACTTCTTCTTCAACATTAAATGCTAACGGATTTATGTCATTCACATTGTCTGGTGGGTTAGGTGCTGCTGGAGGAGAACAATTATATGATACAGATTCTAGAAATTATTTAATTTCATTTTCTGCTAATGCATTTTCTGCAAATCTTGCCGGAACAGTTAATGTTTTTTCTACTGTAAACTCTACAGCATCAAATAGCACTGCATCTTTTGTTATAGGATCATCAACTACAACATTTGAGTCATCATTTAAAGTTGGTGATACTATTCGTATCTCAAATACAACTGCAGGCTCACCTGTATTATATAAGATTGGCGGAATATCATCAAATACTTTGATGTATGTTTTACCCGCTGCAACAGCAAACTCAGTTGCAAATACATACCAAAGATATTATCAAGACGGTTCTATCTTAAACCTTACAGATGCAATGCTTTCTGTAAACTCTACATCAAACACATTTACTATATCAACAGGTATCACATTTGATTCTGGTTCAGGTAATACTGTTTATGCACAATATCCTGTTCAAAAAGGTGCAAATACCGCTGCAGTTCAAACAGCAAAAACCGTAAGCAAAAATCGTCTTGTCAAAATTGATTGTTCTAATAATCATGCTAATTTAACTTCAAACGCAAATGGGCCGTGGTCATTGGGATTCCCAGATGTTATCAAGATTAATAATATCTGGGTTGGCTCTTCATCAACATATGCAAACACAACA